GTCGGTCACGGCGGTGGCACCAGCAAGGCCGCCAATATCGCCCGGCAGAACTTGGCCCTGATCCTGAAGTACGCCGGCGCCAAGGCCGCCAACCCGTTGGCCCTGATTGGCCTTCGCGTGAAGGTCTGGGTCAAGCTCGAAGAAGGTAATGACGGTATTGAGCGACCCGTCTTCCGTCCGATCGGCGTGGCCTCCGGCGCCAAGCCCACCACGACAAGTCGCCCGGATCCTGCCGTCAAATCAGCCGCCAAGCCAGCGCCGCAACAGCAGCCAGCCGCGGATGACCTGAATGACGACGACATCCCGTTCTGATCGAGAGGTAGGCCAAGTGTTCAGCGATGACACTCTGGCCACCCTCGAGGCGGATATGATCCGGTCCCGGTCCCGACTGATCGTGGAAGGCAGGACGGTTGACGGATACTTCGCCGTCTACGAGACCCCGGAAGGCAGCTTCCCGACGGTTTTCCGTCACAAGGAAACAGTCTGTGTGGACTACTGGTGCACGAAGGCGGCGGCCCTGATCCACGTAGCCGAGTTCCGGAAGAAGGCTTGACACACCTGCCTCGGCTTGACCGAGGCATTCTCATTTTAAGGCGACTGATATGTTTGAAGACTTCATGAAAACGTTGCCCGTCCGCTGCAAGGACATCGAGAAGCGGATCGATAAGGCTGTAGCAGCAGACCCCGCCGCCTGGCGTCGCGCGCAGACAGCATGGCTGGAGCGCTGCACCGACTGGAAGGAGGAATCCAACAAGGAGCGGTCACACCTCGGGGCTTCCGTGATCGGCAAGGAATGCCCGCGGGCCGTGGCTCTCTCGTACCGCAAGGCCTCGCCCGGCGCCGCTGTGGATGGCCGGATGGTCCGACTCTTCAACCGCGGCCACATGGAGGAGGCCCGGCTGGCGGCCTGCCTGCAGGTGGCGGGCTTCTCGCTGAAGCTCGTCAGCAAGGACGGCGGTCAGATCTCCTACCGAACCGGCGACCTTCAGGGCTCTGTGGATGGCGTGATCCGCCTGCAGGACGGCAGCCTGGCTGTACTCGAGTTCAAGACCATGAACCGGAAGGCCTGGGACAAGCTGGAGAAGGACGGTCAGATCAAGCCGGAGCACATGGCTCAGATGCAATGCGGCATGCACGGCCTCGGTCTGAAGCGGGCTATGTACCTAGCTTCATGCAAGGACACGGACGCCATCCAGGTCTACCTAGTGGACTACGACGGCGAGCCCACGGAGTTTCTGAACCTTGCCACGGACATCACCCACGGTCTGATCCCGCCGAAGTTGGTGGATACTGACTTCCGCTGCAAGTTCTGCGACCACAAGGGCTTCTGCCATGATGACGCCTCGCCCATCGCCTCGTGCCGCACCTGTGTGCATGCGTCGTTCAACGGCAACGGCGTGGTGACGTGCGGCATTGGCAGGGGCACGGAACTGTGTGACAATTACGCTCCGATCAAGTAAGGAGCTATCATGGAACTACGCTGGTACCAACAGGAGGCTGTGGACGCGGCCATTGCCTACACGGGCATGGCTGGCATCATCAATCTGCCAACGGGAGCGGGCAAAAGCATTGTCATCGCCCGGATCGCTGCCCACGTCCTGCGACAGGGCGGCCGCGTCCTGAACGCCATCCACAACGGAGACCTGGTGCGCCAGAACGGCCAGGCCATCGCCCGGGAGGTGTCTGAACACATCGGCATCGTGTCTGCTTCGGCCGGCAAAAAGGACTGGGATGCTCTCGTCGTGGTCTGCTCCGTAGGCACGGCATTCCGTCACGCGGAGGATATGGGTCGGTTCGACCTGGTCATCATCGACGAGTGCCACCTTGTATCGGAGCGGGCTGACACGATGTACGGCAAGCTGCTGGCCGGCATTCGGAAGGTGAACCCGGAATGCCAGTTGATCGGCCTGTCTGCCACCCCGTGGCGGATGGACGGGCCGCTGATCGGGCGCGGCGTGTTCGAGGATGAAATCTACTCGGCCGGCACGCCGGAGGCCTTTGCCCGGCTGCTGTCCGACGGCTACCTATCCCAGCTTGTGCCCGGCCCGACTTCCGTGGTCAGCATGGGCGGCGTTGCCATTGCATCGAATGGGGACTACAGCGAAGAATCATTCGCCCACAAGATCGAGCCGTTGCTTCCGTCCCTGATCCCGGAGATGCTGCAGGCGTCCATGGGGCGCCGCAAGGGCATTATCTTTGCGCCGACCGTCCACACGGCTGACATGATCGTCGGCATGCTGCGAGGCATGGGCGAGACAGCCGAGATCATCACGGGCAAGACCCCCAAGGGCGAGCGGAAGGGGCTCATCGACGCCTTCCGGAGCAAGAACGCCTTTCGCTGGATGGTCAGCGTGTCGGCCCTGACAACCGGGTTCGACGTGCCGGACATTGACGTTCTGGCGTGCTTCCGCCCCACACTGGCCTCGGCCTTGTGGGTCCAGATACTGGGCCGTCTGACCCGCGTGCATCCGGACAAGGTTGACGGCTTGGTACTGGACTTCACGGGCAACACAGAGCGCTGTGGCCCGATTGACAATCCGATCATCCCGAAGCTGAAGGAGAAGGGCGTAGGAGAGGCCGTCAAGAAGTACTGCCCGGTCTGCGAACACGAATGCAGCGCCAGCCAGCGGAAATGCCCAGTGTGCGGCTACGAGTTCCCCGTGGTGGCCAAGCGCGAGAACGTGGTGGCCAACGGTGAGCCGCCGATGTCCGTCTTCGCCGGCCGCAAGATGAAAGGCAAGGCGCCCTGCATCCTGCCGTCCACACGCACGGCCCGCGTTGTCATGGACCGTGAGGGGCGGCAGTGGTGCCGGGTCAGCTGGACCGACCGCATCAGCCTGCTGATGAACGACCGCTGGGCGGCCCGACTGGGGGTGCCGTGGGGGAAAGCTTCGGCCATGGTCGACGCCATCATGGCCAACGGCACGAAGCCGACCACAGCGGTGCTGGACACGTCCAGCGACTACGCAAAGATCAGCATTCCGAAGGCCGAGCCCGCTACGGCCGACGTGTGGTGGCCCGTGACCAGCACGCCGCAGCTCCGGGGCATGGTCCGTCGGCTGGTGCTTGGCATCCAGGTCGAGCCCTCAGCACTGACCCGGGCGGCCACGACTGCCGGCGTGAGCTGTCAGTACGGCCGCCTGCTGCCCAATGTGGTGGCCATGCTCAAGCGGAAGCTGGGCGGCGACGCGGTTACAATTGAGCAGTTTGACCAGTGGTGTGTCTCTTTGCAAAACCGTTAACGGAGATTCCTCAATGTTCCAGACCACGGCGCCTGACGGAAGCATGGCGCTTTCCCCGACACCGGCCCTGCCGCCACTTCAGCCCATCATCCCGCCCCGGCTCCGCAAGGCCACGGGCGGGCATGGCGGGTGGAAGGTGGATGCCCCGCAGTCCATCACGGTGCTTCGCAACCAGATGGAGGCCAGCCAGCCCGGCACGATCATGGACTGCAGCGGCCTGCTGTTCCACTTCCGCGGCCAGCAGCTGACCGTCCATGACTACGTGACCGAGGTCCGCGGCGGCGTGTTCGTCATCGAGCCGCAGGCCACGGCCAGATGCGCCATCCTGCCCCGGGACCGCGAGAACGACCTGCTGTTCCGGGACTGCATCTTCATCCTGCTGGGCACGGCCACGGAGCAGCAGGAAGCCATCCTGCACGGGCATGCCAACAAGGGTCTGATCGCGCTGGAGAACTGCATCTTTGCCGGCCAGCCGAAGAACGTGACCCGCGTCATCGGGGCAGGCCCGGGCGACTTCAACGCCCCCACTGGCCGCGGACGGTGCGTCAGCATCACATCGACCCGGGACGTGAAGGCCGCCGGCCTTGTGGCCCGCAGCTCCTGGTTCCTGATGGACGATGAGCGCAACCAGCCCACGGGTGGCGAAGGCATCCCGGCCATCAGCCTCCGCGGCACGCTGGCGGGCAATCAGCGGGCGTGGTGGACGGCCAACAAGACCCCGGTGGGCGTGCTGATGCCCTGCGGCCCGGTTGACATCCAGGGCTGCACGATCCAGGGCGGCTACTACGGCATCGAGCTGTCAGCCGTGGAAGGCGGCATCGTGTCGGGCAACACCATGATGGGCCAGATGCGTGGCGTGTCATGCCAGGACTCGACTGTGGGCATCACGGTCGCTGGCAACGTCATCGCCGACTTCAAGAGTAGCGCCGTCCACACGGCCTACGGCAGTCGCGGGATCGTTGTGACGGGCAACCACGCGGTCAGCAATGTGGCCGAGGGGCAGGCCGCCTTGCAGGCCTACTGCGGCACACGTGAGATCGAGATCAGCGGCAACACGGTCGCCATCGGGGCTGCTGGCACGCCGCAAGCACACGTCTACGTGGGCAACGACGCCCAGTCCACGGAAGTTCGGGGCAACATCCTGTCCGGGCCGTACCGGGCCGCTCACATCGAGGTGGACCAATCTTGGACGAAGACGCCTCAGGTCACGCCCGGCTACTCGGCCCGGTACACGCCGGATGAGCCGTTGGGCGTGCGGACTGACCTGCTGGGCACGGAGCTGATCGGTAACAAGGCCGTCGGCGGGCTGACCGTGCGAGCATCGGCCTCCACGGGCAAGCTGACCCTGTGGACGGATGAGTGTCAGGCCGCCATCAACGGGGCCGCGCCGCGCCGAATTGCGGGGCTGACCGTGGTCTGATTCCGACCGTCTGTCTGGTGAAAGGGGTCGTCTGACCCCTTTTTTTGTTTTCAGGCGGCCACGGGGGTTGCCCCATGACCTGGAGGCGCGTAGGATTCACTTCATCGCAGCAACGGATGCTGCACAACCCAAGGAAAACGCCATGGAAGTAATCGTTTACACACGCCCGGGATGCGTACAGTGCCGGGCCACCACGAGTCTGCTGGATCGTAAAGGCATCAAGTACGAACTGGTCGACATCAGCAACAAACCTGGAGTCATTGAACGATTCGTGAGAGAGGGGCACAAGAACCTTCCTGTGGTGGCCGCCTACAAGGACTATGAGTCTATCGTCTGGAATGGCTTCCGCCCGGACCTGATCAAGCAACTGTAAGGAATTGTCATGAAGAAGGATATCGTCGTCTGCCTGTTCGATACCTCTGGTGTCATGGGTGAACCATGGCGCGCCGCAGGGTTTCGCGTGATCCACCTGGACCTGTTCAATGATCAGCAGTTCAGAATCCCGGAACCCGGGGAATCAGTGGCCGTGCAAGCCGACCTGCTGAAGGGCGTACCCGAGGAGATGCTCCAGCCGAAGTTCCTGGAGCGAGTGGCCTTTGTTGCCGCCTTCCCTCCATGCACGCACCTGGCCGTGTCCGGGGCTCGCTGGTTCAAGGGCAAGGGGCTGCGCGCGCTGGCTGACAGCATCCACATGTTCGCCACTGCTGCAGAATTCTGCGAGGCGGCTGGTGCTCCGTACCTGATCGAAAACCCGGTCAGCACGATTAGCACGTACTGGCGTCAACCGGACCACACATTCCACCCATGGCACTTCAATCGGCTGGACGCCGCCAGCAGCTACACCAAGAAGACGTGTCTGTGGGTTGGCGGGGGGTTCCGGATGCCGCTCCGGCTGGTTGACGATTCGCTGCCTGTGGACGAGAACTACATCCACTACCTGGGCAGTCATGCCAAGAACGACAAGGGCAAGGACCTCCGCTCAGTGACGCCGGCCGGCTTCGCCAGGGCAGTGTTTCTTGCCAATGCAACACAAGACTGACCGTTCGTCGGGTGCGCTTGATTAGCAACACCCAATGAAGTATAGTTCACTCCATCGGCAGGCAATAATGCCGGCCGATGGCCAAGAGGATTAAATCATGTTCACGGAAGAATTCACGATCAACGTCTACGCCAATAGCACAATGGAAATCAAAAAGAACGCGCAAATACACATCGAGCACGCGGCCCGGAACGGCGGGAAGGTGTTCGAAGAAGTGGTTAATGTTGATGAATTTGGTAACAGGGCTACACTGGCGATTTACAAGGACGAAGACTCGGTTTTCTTCCACTACAAAGACCGCTATTCAATGGTTATTCGGAATGCAAAGTATGGCCTGAATATGACGCTGGCGGCAGCAGAGTTCTTCCTTCAGAAATCCCAAAACAAACTCGACCAACTCCAAAGACTTCTGCCACACCTGATTAAGTAACAAAACAAGCTTCGCACCGGGGTGATAACGGTGCAAAACAAGGAAGTAATCACCCAATCACATCGCCGAAGAGTCATCACTTGAAAGGAGTAGCACCATGAACAAGACCATCCTCGCCCTGTCCCTGGCCCTGATCGCCGCCCCGGCCCTGGCCACCAATACCCCGGGCGCTGACTGCGTGGGCGTCAACGCCTGCAAGACCAACTCGGACAACCGCACCACCAACACGACCAACGCCCCGGTGGCCTCGGTCAACGGCGTCAAC